AATAGAAGCGGTTGTTTTAACCATAAAACTAAGTACGTTGTTCGTCTTGATGGGAATAAATACGAGGGGTTAGAGTTACAAATAAGAGAGACAAAATAATGCCACAGCACAATAACATAATCTATGAACTTGATAAATTCAATAACTGGGTAATAGCTCAGATTAGGTTTACCCAAGAGACAAAGAAATCCATAAGTTCTTACGTAATAACTTTTGAGAACGGTCTCGGAGTAGTTACAAAATACGCTCGTCTTAAAAACGAGCCACGCAAAGAAATGTTTCAGAAAATAAACAACAACTAAATTAAAGGAGAGTACAGAAATGATACAGTTCAAACTAAAAGAAGAAGATGGAATATTTCTAAGTGATTCCATTCTTGCACTTATGGAGGAGATAGGGAAGCAACATTCACTAAGCAAAGAAGCGCACGAAGCAAAAAACATTGATCTCAAAAGACTGCAATCAATTAACAGCGCATTATTCGAGGGAAAGATAAAAACCGACATTGAACCCGAACCGCCTATTGAAGAAATCTCACAGGAAAGTTTTATTGAAACTGTAAGTTTAGCAGAACAGACAGGCGGAAACATTTATAATGACATCATCACATTAAAGAACGGAAAACTAATAGTAATAAGCGGTGATGGAATTTTCATCTTCAAGGATGAAGAAACATACGCAAACGGCGAAGAACTGAAATCATATATTTTTGAATAGGTGAGGAAATGAAAAGAAGAATATTACTCGCAATACTAATAGTTTCCCTTTTCATATTCATAGTAGTACCGATAGAGTATAAGCTAATCTTATTACTAATTCCATTTTCAGGCGGGATGATACTACTCTTATTCTGGAAAAGAATCCCGGAAGGGTACGAGGACGAGAAAGGTTTTCACAGAAAGGCAGTAAAATGATAAACTTTATAGAAAAAGAAACATATTACGGCGAATATGGAATGGCAGGAAACGCTAATTTTACGCCGATTTATTTTAAGGTAGGAGATAGAGAGCATTTTTTAAGAAACAAAATAAACAACAACGAAGAAATATCTTTGCAGGAGTTAAAAAAGGACTTAAAAAGAAACGATTGTAAGTTTGTAAGATTTTATGGAGCCGAAAAAAGTCCGATCAGTTTCTTGGAATATGTCAAGAAGAACAAATACACTCTCCAAATACACGGAGAATTATTTCTTAAGTCAAAAACGTTCACAGATTTTCACGGCAACCTAAAAGAAATTTCAAGCGCATTTATGTTCAGGATATATGACGAACAGTTCTTAGATGAATTAAAAAGAATTTGTAAGGGGACTAAGAAGTATTATCATTATAAAAGCAGAAAACAATAAAACGAACGCAATAGAGGACGTATAAGACCCGATCTCCGAGAAAAAAGGAGAGAAAACACAAACCAGGAAAAGCCGATGATTAGAAAATAGTTTCTTTTCATCGGTTTTTTTTTATATGTTTGCAAAAAAGAACAGGAAGAACATTGGAAAAGCAAACGAAAAAATGCCGAGACGATATTCACGCCAAAGAATCAATTCTAAAAGACTAACCAAATGTTAAAGAATAAAAAACACGAATTATTTTGCCAAGAATATGTAAAGGATGGGAACGGAACAAAAGCGTATTTAAGAGCAGGATATGTAGTAAAAGATGATAATGTTGCAAAAATAAATGCCTCAAGGTTGCTAACAAACGCTAACGTAAAAAAGCGAATCGCTGAATTGATGGAGAAAGTAACGAAAAGAAATGATATTGAAGTGGATGAAATCCTGAATGGTTACAAAAAGATTATTGATGTAGGATTAAAGACATACAAAACCAGAACAAAAAATAAAAAGACAATCGAGCAATTTGTGGATGCAAAAAATGGGAAAGGCGCACTTGATTCATTAGCACGGATTAAAGGAATGTTTATCGAGAAGTTAGAAGTAGAAGTAAAACAATTGTTGCTTGATATATGAGAGAATCATTCAAAGCACTCTGCAATTTTCAACCCAAACAATTAGAAGCAACAAAGTTAGCTGACCTACATCAGTATTTTCTTTACGGAGGTTCCAGAGGACCGGGAAAAAGTTATTGGTTAAGATGGTACTTGTTGAGAGAACTATTAAAACTTGCTAAAGCAGGAATAACAAATGCAGTTGTTGGATTGTTCTGCGAAGATTATCCGGCACTAACAGACAGACAGACGAGTAAAATATCAGCAGAGTTTCCCGGGTGGCTTGGAGAACTAAAGGATAAAAAAGTAAGTGGATTTGGTTTTCACATTAAGCCGGAATATGGAGGCGGGGTATTAGCATTAAGAAACCTTGATGACATAAGCAAATATCAATCAGCAGAATTTGCAGCAATCGGGATTGATGAACTTACAAAGAACGAAGAAAAAGTATTTGATATTTTAAGAGGTTCATTAAGATGGCGGGGAGTAGCGAAGCCAAAATTTATTGCAGCAACAAATCCAGGAGGACAGGGGCACGTATGGGTAAAACGATTATGGGTAGATAGAAACATACCTGAAAGATTAATAAAAGTTAAAAACGAATTTTGTTTTCTTCCTGCTCTACCAACAGACAATGAATATTTAAGCGAGGGATATTGGGAGATGCTCGAAACCTTGCCTGATAGATTAAGACGAGCATGGCGGTATGGAGATTGGAACGCATTTGAAGGACAATTCTTTTTGTTTGATGAATCAAGCCAACTAATAGAGCCGTTTGTAATTCCGAAAGAATGGAATATAATCGGAAGCCTTGATCCGGGATATAGTTCAGCCTGTTCCTTTAGCATATCAGCGATAGATTTTGAAAGAAATCTTTACAGAGTTGCAACATATTGTGAAACAAACCGATCTCCATTAGACAATGCAAGGGGGATTAAAGAATTTATTTCAAACCTACCGTTTACAAAGGGAAGGATGCCAAGAACAATTGTAGCAGACCCTTCAGCTTGGGCAAAGAAAGATAAGTTTGCACTTGCAAACAACGAGACAACATTTTCAGACGTAATGAGAGATGAGGGGATAATATTACAAAAAGCTGTTAATGATAGAATTCAAGGCTGGTGGGCGATGAAAGACTTGATGACAAGAAAAGATCAGAAAGTAATAGATGGAATTGAAGTTGATATCCCAAAGTATTATGTTTTCAAGCATTACAATAAACCTTTTGTAGATGAACTAAATGCAACCATTGGAGACGAAAACAATCCTGAAGATATTCAAGGAAGGGGAAACGATCCCGCAGTTAGCGATCACTGTATAGATGAAGAACGATATAAGATAATGGCAATTTATAAGCCAAAAGAAAAGCAAGAAGACAAACGCCCGCAATGGATAAGAGACATTGATAAGCAGAACAAACAAAAAGTTCAAAACGATTTTATGAGAGTATAAGGAGACAAGCGATGAAACAACGAACCCGCACCTGGAACATCAGGGATGAACAGACCATTTACGAATCAATGAGATTGCATGATAACCTACTCACCCGGTTCAGTTCATTCAACGAACAACAGAAAGAACTATTTGACCTCACAGTCGCAGAAGACCAATGGGATAAAATAATCAAGGCAGAGGTTGAGGCAGAGGGGAGACCGGCATTCAGCTATAACATAACAAGGACAATTCTTAACGTAATATTTGGAGCTGAAGAAAGCAACACCGAGATAGGGAAACCAAAACCACGCACAGGCGGAGACAACGAACTCACAACGATAGTTTGGCAGACACTAAATTATTATTTGTACCACGCAAAAATGACGATGGCACAAAAGAGAGTATTCGCCGATAAAGTAATTGCAAGGTTAGGCGTTTATCATTTGGGCTGGAGATACAAAGGTACGGATGACGAGAACGGCAAACTATTCATTGAGGCGATAGACCCAAGAGAAATAATGTTTGAAGCCAACTATAATGATCCGCTTTGGGAAGATGCGTCATACCTGATGAGACGACATCAAATGAGTGTAGAGGAAATTCTAAACACCTACGCACTCAGAGACAACGATCTCAGAATAGCCATTGAGATGGAAAGCAAAGTTTTCTTTGAGCAAGATCCACAAAGAGGGAAATGGATAAGCAGGAGACTAAAGGCATTATTCTCAGCAGTGTATGAAACAGCGAGCGGATTCAGTACAGGACAAAACAGTATATTCAGAAACGCACTACAATGGTGGGACCCGACAAGCGGGAAATTTGATGTGCTTGAACTTCACGAAAAAAGGATGGAACGCAGACTGATAGTGAAGGACAGCAACAGGCAAAAAATAATTGACATCACAGAACCATACGCCTCAGAACACAAGCTGCTAACCCAAAACGATTATAACAGCGACACCTTTGAGCCGGAGATAGTCAACAAAGTAAAAGAAAGATACGGGCTTGAGGGAGAGGCAGACATTGACCTGAAGAACAGACGCTTTGTAACGGCTGTTATACCCGCATTCAATCTAAAGGTGAACGAACAAGCATACCCATTTGAGAGCAACTATTATGTTTACATTCCGGAATACTGTTATGACTTTCATCCAGACCCGCTAAAGTTACAGTCTGTACTTGATGACTTGAAAGACCCGCAGAGAGAACTAAACAAATCAAGATCACTCATCTTAGAACTTATTGCACGTTACGCAAACAAAGGATGGATTCTTGACGAGAACGCCATAGACGGACTTGAGGAAGATTGGACAAGCAACAGGATAGCTCAGTACAAGAGAGTAAGATCAGGTTACATTAATATGATTAAGCCCGAACAGGCGCAAACAGTTTCACCTGAACTATTGAGGATGCCGGGGGAGACACAACAGATAATGCAATCTATCTCAAACACACTTGGAAACGAAATAGCGGGACAGAGAGAAAGCGAAGTAAAATCAGGGAGACACTTTATAGCAAAAGAAAATCAGCAAACAAAAAGCCTCACAAAGTTATTTAAGAACAGAGCAAACTCACTAAGAGCAGTTACAGAAATGGCACTCGGTTTTATTCAGCACTATGTAACAGCGCAACAGGTGATAAGGATAACCACAGACCTACCGGGAATAGAGACCGATCAAGAGATAACAGTAAATCAATCCGTATTCTCTCTTGAGCAAGGACAGATAGTTGAGAGAGTAGTAAACGATCTTGATGCGGTAGAGTACGACATCGAAGTAGTAGCAGAACCCTACTCAGTATCTTCACAGGATGACAGGTATAACAAACTCGGAGATATTTTTAATGCAGCCAAAGAAGTTGACCCAAGAAAAGCTAACGCAATACTCCCGATTATTGTAAAGGCAATGAATCATCCTCAGAGCGAGGAGATAATAAAGAAGTGGGCTGAACTTGACGCACCAAATCCAGAGCAAACAATGTTAGAAAAGCTGATGATAAAGATTCAAATGGTAATGGCAAAGCTCGGCATTGAGGAAAAGAAAGTTGACATAGAAGGGAAAACCCTGATTAATCTAAAAACGGCAGAAGAAATCAAGAACTTGAAAAAGCAAAATGTTTTTGCTAATTTACAGAAGCAGAAAAACGGAAAGAACGGAAAACCAGTAAACGCAAATATGAATTGACAGAAATACAGAGGTACAGAATATGAACAGACAGAAAAACAGAAACCCAAAGTTACTTACAGAAATACAGGAGGACAGCCCAAAAAATCTAAAGGAAATAGAGAAAGCATTTCCGAACTTTTTCCCATCTCAAAAGATGCAGACACCAGTAATGGTTAAGAAAGAGAACGAAGATATAAAACACAAGATCAATATTGCTGTTATTGATTTTAACATCAGTCACACCTATTACGCCTCAATAGTATTCTTACCAAAAGAGAAATATGATCTTATTAGCGAGGAGTTGTCTTTCTATATATTGCCAACAGCTATACCTGGTTTCAAAAAAAATGGCGTTAGAGTAATGTCTCATCCACTCGAAACAATAAAGGAGATTATAGTAATATGAACTTTGCAGAAATGATCTACAAGCTATCAACCTTCTTCTTCAGCAACTTATGGACTTATCTTGGATTGCTCATCTTAATAATCACGATCAGGGGTGATGTCACAAAAGCCATTCTCGGAATAAACAAATTCTTTAAGGGAGTTATGGCAAAGTACCGTGCAAAGGTAGAGGCGCAAAAGTTATTTAACACAGAGCGACAGAAATTCACTAATGAAAATAAAGCATATACTAAACCATAGGAATAAAGGAGTACAGAGTTATGGAATACGGAAAGGTTCTATTAGACATTAGAAAAGATATCCTCACCCACATCGAAGACAATTATCATTTACTATTAGATGATAAGGCAAAAGTAACAGTATTAGATTATGGAGAAGCAGACAGCAGAAGAATAGCATACTTGTATAAATTACATCTCGGTAATGGCGTATGGGTTGATGTTAGTTATAACTTATTGATATCAATTAAACCAAGTAAATAATATGCCACTATACGAATACAGATGTAGCCTTTGTGATAATCAGTTTGAAGAATCACACCCAATGAGCGAATCATCACTTCCAAGAAAATGCCCGAACTGCCCTGATGGAATGGGGAGGCGGATATTCTCAACATCAAACTTCACATTTAAGAATTTATCCAAAGGGCACAACTTAGGAGTGCAAAAGCGTAGAGAACTATTTAACTCGAAAGACCCAAAAGAATTTAGAGAGATAATGTAATGGAGAAAAAAGATGGTAGAAATATTATCAATTATAAATAAACGCCAAGAAGAAGAACCACACGATGACAACTTATATCAAAAAAGTTCACTAATCGTAGCAACATATACACCAACAAAAGATGACTTACTCATTCTCAATGAGAATAATAAAGAACTCAATTCACAATACCAAAGGAAACAAAATGAAAGCACTCGTTCAGGGACTAATTGAAAGACTTGTTGACAAACCAGAACAAGTAAGCGTAACAGAGCGTATAGATAACGGAGCAATAAAACTAAAAGTTAAAGTTGCAGAAGATGATCTCGGCAAGGTCATTGGAAAGAAAGGACAAAACATATCAGCAATCAGAACTCTTGTCATTGCTATTGGAGCGAAAGAAAAAGGTAAACGAGTGTTTGTTGATCTCGATGAAGACTAAAACTTACATAATGTTGGGGAGGACAGGTGATATCCTGAATATCCTCCCCGCAATTGAATACGAGAGCAAGCAGAACAACTACAAACCAAAACTAATAGTAGCAAAAGAATATGCGGATGTTCTCGATGGATGCGGAGACTATGTAGAGAAGGTAGTCTTTCCGGGAAATTTTAAGAACATCAATCAAGCAATAAATCTCGCATATAATAACTTTCCACAAACCAAAATAATCAATTGCGCTATTTATGGAGAGAACTTTAAGATTAAGAGAGAATGTTCATCTTTCCAAAGAGAATCGTGGAAGTTCTCAGAATGCCCGATAGCATGGGGAAGATTATCGCTTAACTTTCCAAACAGGAACAACGAAAGGGAAAAACAATTATTAAGTAAAGTTATCGAAAGTAGAATTGGGTATAAACCAATAATTATAACAGCACTATCAGGACACTCGTCACCATTTAACTATACAAATGAATTACTGGAATTATTAAAATCATCATTATCAGAATTCCAGATATTCGATATTTCAGATTTGAGAGCAGAAAGATTTTATGATCTTCTTGCACTTTACGAAAAAGCACACGCACTAATAGCAATAGACTCAGCTCCATTACATTTAGCGAATGCAGTACCAGAACTTCCGGTAATAAGTTTAATCTCAGACCTCAAGGATGATTGGCACAGATCAAGCTGGAGACCGAATCATATTTTAAGATTGTTATATTCAGAAGTACCAACCAACCTTGATAAAATAGTAAAGGCAACAAGGGAAGGAAACTCGTACAGGAAAAAACAAATACATCTTGTCACAAGTCATAAAGATAAATTATTCGGAGAAGACTTTAGAAGGTTTGAGTTTGCACAGAAAACTTGGGAGGATGAAAGTAAAGCGAATAGGCTGATATGGAACATCAGTTATTACAGGTCAACAAGCATTCCCAAAGTAAAAAAGATGATTGATTTTGTAGAAGATAAGATAGGATATACAGATGATATAATTATGATCTGCAACTCTGATATAAGTTTTGTGCCAGGAATAACAGGCTGGATATTGCACGAAGTTGAAAGGCACGGAGCAGTATATTTTCACAGACACGATTTTGTAAGACTAACCAATCCTTTGATATCAGAGGCAGATGTAATTAAAGGAAAGTGGTATTGTGGAAGTGACGCATTTGCGTTTACAGTAGAATGGTGGAAAGAAAATAGAGAAGATTTTCCTGATATGTATTTTGCAAGAGAAGGCTGGGATATGATTATGCGGAATATGATTAAGCGATCAGGCGGAACGGAAATACATTCAGCAATCTTCCACGAAAAGCATAAATCTTTTTGGGAGGCTCCGGAGAATAAGAATTGTGCAGAGAATATCCATAATAGAAAGCTCGCTCAAGAATGGTTAAATAAATATGGCGGGGATTGGAACGACTGGAAATTTACAGTACAACAAATGAAAGGAATGTATAGATGAAAGCTATCTCATTATATGAACCCTATGCAAGTTTCGTAATGGCAGGATGGAAGCCAATCGAGACGAGAACGCATCAGAGACTAAAGGGATTAGTCGGTCAGACAATTATCATTCACGCAACTAAAGGATTTATTTACGATGAGAATTATTTCTTCTATATGGATGAGGGACAGCGAAAAAGATTTGAACACTCGATAAAGGAAAATGAATTTATCCGGGTAGATAAGGAAGGAAAAGTAACAGGTGCACTTTTAGGAACCGTAGAGGTGATTGGATTCAGACCGCTTACGGAAAAAGATTCTCAGCAAGCAATGTTTAATTGTAATGGTAATAATCGTTATGGATTAATTCTTAAAAATCCAAAATGGTTTGACAAGCCCTTTCCATATAAAGGACATCAGGGAATATTTACTATCCCGCCGGAAGTGATGAAAAGTATTTACTATAAAGGTGCAAGAAAGGATTTGTAAAATGGAATGGTATGAATATTTTATAATAGGAATTGTCTGGATGCTAATACCATTGGGCATATTAATTAAAAGTCTTCAAGAAAATAGATTTAGGAAATACCAAAAAGAAGATGCTGAATTGTTAAGTAAATTCGTAAAGCAAATGAAATGAGATGGCTTTTAATCACAACGAAAGAAAACAGAAACACAGGGGACGAACTGATACGCATAGGCGTACAGAATCTCATCAAAGAAGTTGACAAAAACCCACAGTTCATTTTACTTGATAAAGAGAAGTGGACTCCTGAAGAAATTGAATTTGACAGGTGTATCTTATGTGGTATGCCAATGTTCTGGAACAATGAAGTAAGCACTTCTCAGACAATTGGTTGGTGGGAAGCCTTAATGAATGGATATGTAAGCAGAACAAAAAAGAGATTCTTAATACTTGGGGCAGGTGATGTAGTTGGGAAACACGGATTAAAAGATGAAGCTATGTTTCATCAAGCAATCCAACAGGCAATTGATAAATCCTTTGCGGTAACTACCCGGAATTACATTAGTGATAATCCCAAACTAATAAACAGTATTTGCCCCGCAGCATTCGCAATAACAAAACCGGGTGTATCAAAATTAAAGCTATGCAATTTTATGACTGACGGCGCACACGATAGCCATTTCGATCCCGAAGAAGCAGAGATATGGAGAGGGAAGATTCAGGAGATGTCAGATTATTGCAGAGCAAATGATTTTTGGTTTGTTGAACACTCAAGACCCGATCACTCACCAAGATATGAAGATGGAAAATCTTTAGGCTGGACTTATGACCGGATATTCTGTTTTGAGAAGGCAGAAGAATACCTTCCTGTTTACGCTAACGCAGGATTTTTTGTAGGAAACAGATTACACGGAGCAGTATTATTAGCAGCGATGGGAAGACCCTCGTTAGCAATCGGTTATGAGAGTAGATTAAAAATGGTTATGGCAATTGGCGGGGAGGTAAGACTTCCAAGCGAAGTAAGCGTAAAGGATATTCAAAGAGTAGAATCTCAACTAATGGCTAACGAATACACAGTACCTGTAAAGGTATGGGAAGAAAGAAGAAAAATGATAAACATATTAAATGAGTTCATAAGATGAGATTTAATCTTGAAACAATTCCTGAGACCGGAATTATGGTTCCAGCACAAGATAACACAGCAACAACTCATATTATAGAAAAAAGACGGCTCGATTGGGATGAAGCATTTTCAAGCATTGAAGAAATAAAAAACTTAAAGGCGGGAGATATTGTTATTGATGCCGGAGCCTGGATTGGTGACAGCACAGAAACATTCCTAAAGAAAGGTTGTATTGTTCACGCATTTGAACCAAGAGAAGACAGTTTTATTTGCTTGCTTAACAACTGCCCGGATGCTCAATGTTATAATATCGCATTAGGAGACAAGAAAACTTTTGGCACAGACAGGCGGGGAGGCAATACAGGAGGCTATCCTTTAATCAAGGGACAGAAAATATCAATACCATTAGATTCCTTTTGGCAAGGGAAAGTTAATTTTTATAAAATAGATGTTGAAGGTTATGAAGCAGAAGTATTGAGAGGAAGTAGAGAAACGATTAGAAAGTATAAGCCAATAATTCACATAGAAATAAATCCACACGCTCTCTCATTATTTGGCGAGACTGATAAATCAGTTATAAATCTTTTAGTACAAATGGGATATGCTGACTTTCAGCAAGTATATAATTATCAAGACATACATTGGGATATAATAGCGAGATAAAACTATGAACCTATTACAAGTAGTAATGACGCACAAAGATTCTGTTGAAACAGTCGCAAGACATCTTCCAATCTGGGAGGGCATCACAAAAAATATAATCTTCGCCTCACCTGAAGACAGCTATATGAGTGAAGGGAAATTCATCAACGGTTATCCAGAGGTAAGACTTGGACAGGCGGAACATCACGGCGAACTTTC